TTGTTTATAATAAGAGATATAATAGAAACAGAGCTTAACGTTAGCTCAAATTATGATGAAGAAAATTTTAATAGAATCGTAGGAGAAATTTCATCTAATTGGAATTTAGCATTTTCAATAACTGAAAAAACAAATTCTAAAAAATTAATTGAAGAAATTGCTAAAAGCACTCCTCTTCTTCCATATTTTAAAACTACAGAAAAAGGTTCTTCTTTATCTTTTATTCATATTAAAAATTCATATAATAGTTTTGATGTGAACGAAATTATAAAATCTAAAGATATAATAGATTTTAAATTTACAAGAACAAAAATTGAAAAAATAAAGGCTATGGTCAGAGTTCATTATGGCTTTGATTATGGAAGTAAAAATTATAAAAAAGTTACAAATTACAGAGATGCTTATGATTTGTACGGAAATAAAGATATGGGAAGAGAAAATTCTTACTCAAAAAGTTATTTAGGTTTAAATCCTGATATAGAAGCAGATTCTATATTAAATTTTGAAACCCCTTATATAAGAGATTTAAGTGTAGCTAACAGGCTAAGAGATAGGCTAGTAGCATATAATTGTAATCAACATAATATTGCTTCTTTCAAAGTTCCATTAAAGTATGTTCATTTACAGGTGGGAGATATAATAGGCTTTAATCAATTAATTAACAAAACAAAAATGTTTGGAGAAGATTACGCATTACCTACGTTAGAAGTTTTTTCTCTTAGAATGTATATGAGAAACGGACAAGAGATATATCCTTGTTTTATTATCACTTCTATAAATAAAAATACAAAAAGTATATCTATAGAATGTGAACAGCTTCACAATTTAACACCTACAACAGGAATATTAGAGACAGGAAATGGAGATTTAAGTAGAGCGGGAAATTCTCCTTCTATAAATGAATTTAGCAAATTTGAAGATTTTTTACTTGGGTATGACAGTTATATAACAGAAGGTCAAATTAAAAACTTAGACATGAACTTTGATGGACTTATTAATTTTTCTGACCTTTCAGAATATATTAATTTTTGGGATATAAATATAGAGCAAGATGCTGAAGAAGAAGAAGTGGAATATGCTACTTATATAGACAATACTGCAAGTAACTATCTAGGAGAGATGACTTTAGAACATAGTTTGGAAGGATACACAGTAAGTAGTGGTTTAGCAAGTACGCCTGATAATCTTCCAAATGTTACCGAAATAGGAATACTTCATGGTTCTATGACTCCCAATACTGACCACCAATTACAGGTATTGGAACAAGGATTTATTCAAATTAGCTCGACATCTTGGCAAATAGGCTTAGACCAATTAATTCCTACTCAGAATGAATATGAAGGTGAATATTACACATCATATTGGTTACCATCTGAAGAAATTTTTGGAGCTAAACTATATATACAAGTAGGAACAGAGTGGATGCAGGTTGGTCATATAAGAAGGCTAGTACTGAATGATAATGTAAGCGTACTATATGAGCTTGAAATTCATTCACCTACAGAAAGAGGTATTTTTACAGACTCTGATGATTTAGAAAATTATGATTCAAATGCAACTCCTCCGTATGTTCATAGTATAGGAGAAGGTGTAAAAGTATATATTGGGAAGCCCGTTTTTGTAAACACAATTATAGAGGAAGATTAGAATGTCTTTACTTTTAAAACGAATAAAAAAATACAAGGAAAAATACAAAAATATACCTATTGAAAATTCAGGAGAAATTGAAGTTTGCAATAAAGATGGATACAACTATTTATATTTAAGTTCAAATTGTATTTTTAAAATGCTGTCTTTAAAATTTAATGGTAAAATTAGAGGAATAATTACTCCTGAAAATACAAATCTAATTATAAGAAATAAAAATGGAAATATTATTATAACAAACCTTAATAAAGAAAGAATAGAAAACGGTATATTGTGTTATTTTACAGGTTCTTTAAGTAAAATTTATCATGCAAAAATGTATAAATGGAGTGGTGCTTCAGAAATGATAAAAATTAAAAAATACGACACAGAAAAAATAAAAGATAACGAAAATGTTTTTAGTGCCAACTCTGAAATTATGCAAGATTATTATACAAGAGAAAATAAAATACAAGATATTGATATGATTTCAAAAATTGAAAAGAAAAAAAACAGTAATGTTGTAGAAAATTTAACAACAAAAAAAACAGAATTTTTACTAAATAATAAAATATATAAAGGCAGTTATCATTACCACCCTAATTCTAAAAAATTTATGACAGGTGCAATACATACAAGTAAATCATTGGAATTAACTAAAATAAACAAAAGGAGGAATAAAAATGGCTTATAGTAATGTTGGAACACCTGTTTTTTACATAGACAATTATCTTTATCATAAAACAGTAAGTGGTTATACACTAGGAGGAGGGACTTCTTCTTGGGGTGCAGGAGAGCTAACAGAGTCGTATCATGGTCTTGATTGTGCTAACCAAAAAGATTTAATGAATCCATATTCTTTTGACATGCCTGTAGATTTTTCTGATTACAATTTTTCAGGTTCAGAAAACATGTCTTTTTATTTAGCTTTTTTAAATCACTCATTGAGAGAAACCGAAATATCACAAGCAGGGGCTTATAATGCAGATATATTTGTAGAAGATACTCCAATAGATGAGCTTAACCCTACAGATGTTTTTAATTTTGGAATATCAGGAACTTCAATATTGCCTCGAAACGGAAGCTCTATTTTAACCTCAAATGAGGTAACAGGTAAAAATATTGAAATTTCTCTTTCAGCAAACGAGGTTACGGATTTAATAAGTTCTTTTAAATTAGGTAGCATTAGCTGTGGAATTAAATATAAAATGCCTTACTCTCCTGACTTAAATGTTAATATGTCTATAGATTTTGACGGAATTACAAATATGTCTACTTCAGGTGGAAACACTATATCAAATATAAATTATTCAGGAGCTCCACTTTGGTATTCATATTTATCAGATAATAGTACAATAGTAGGTACAAATCAATTTGAAACATGGGAAGACAGCACAGATGTACAATTCGGAGCTAGAAGAAACGGAAGAAAAACTTGGACTCTTTCATTTTCTTTTATAGCTGATAATGATTTGTTTTCTTCAAATCAAAGAGCTACTAAATACACAAACCACCCAAGTGATTCTACCTACGAAGATAACGATTTATCTACAGGTGAACAAAGCGAAGATAATGATTTTGCTTATAATATTGAAACAGATGATTCATTCTATGCACAAGTATGGAATAAAACATTAGGTGGAGGATTGCCTTTTATATTTCAACCTGACAGTAACAATAATGATGACTTCTATATATGTAGGTTTGATAGCAACACTCTCTCAGTTGAGCAAGTTGCGTACAAAGCTTACAATATGTCTGTTACTATAGTGGAATCTTGGTAAGCTTACAGTTCGTTTTTTATAACTTCAGAGATAGGTATGAGAGCTAACAAACTTAAGTTGTCATCTCCTCCCATTACAAGCCTGCCTTTTTTCTCAGATATTATGTGTTTTACTTTTCTTTTAAGCACGCTAACAGGGAATATAAACGAAAATTTCATTTTGTCGTCTTTAGACAATACATGTATCCACCACTTTGCGTCTGTAACGGAAAGACCCGAAGGTCTACCTTTATATTTTATCTCTATAGCAATATTACCTGTTTCAACCCATTTATCTCTTTCGGTTTTAACTTCTATAGAGCCTTTATCTTCAAAGATAGACCTAACAACTTCTTCGTTAGCATTTCCAAACTTTAAATCTATATCAAAGTTCTTTTCTTTATAATTAGTTAAAGGCATACTATGACCAAAAACTTTTATATAACTTCAATGCTTCAGACTTTTTTCTTGCATGTTTTTTCGATTGTATATTTCTGCACGTTCTACACAGTTTTCTATATCCTCCTACTGAGTATTTTATTCTTTCTGTTCCTTCTATTTTCTTTTTGCATTTATTGCAGATTAGTTCATTCATATATACTCCTTAACATTTATTATTTTTTGAAAGCCTAGTTATAGTTTCTGTTAGCTCTTTCTTATCTTTAACTTCGCATAGCCAATCTTCAAGTCTCATAATTATAAAACTATTACCATTATTTTCTCTAACAACTTGAGCATCTACTTCTTCTGTTGGTAGAATCCATTTAGCTATAGCTTTTCTTATTTTAGCTTGAATTGTCCAATCTTCTATAATTAAATCAACTTCCTGAGCTAACCCCATAGAGCGACCATCTGAACCCCAACATCTTTTAGAATCTAATCCATACATGTTAGCTAGCTTTACTATTTCTCTTTCGTACTTATTACCTTTTATTTTACTTGGATGTGTCATTAAGACTCCCTTCTCTTTTTTTAATTCTCCAATTTTTACTTCCATAACATTCTCTATAAACGCAATCCTCACATACTTTTTTAAAATACTTAGGCGTGTACCCTTCTACATAACTATGCCCCCGATATTCGTACATTTTAGCGTTTTTATGGTTATTACACATTTCACAACGAAAGTGTATTCTTGTCTCTACTACTTTAACGATTCTAGGCTTCAACATTAATCAACGAGCTCATTGCTAACAGAAATTTCTTATACTTAACGTCTTCTACGTCTGTAAACTCTGAATCTCCTCCAAGCTCTACGTATCTTTGTAAGCAGTTTCCTACTAAGGTCGGTGTTATTATTGTGTTTTTTGATAATTCTGATTTCTCTCCTATTCCTTTTTCATAATAGTGTTTAAGTCTGATTCTATACGATTCTAATATAAAATCGTGTGCGGTTACTTTTTCCATGTATTCCTTTCAAATGAGATACCCTTAATTTAAAGGGAGGTGGAACAAAAAAGGCGAAAGAGTCCTTTTTACTAATGCCTCACGACAATTAGCACCTCCCTAATTATTTACGTGTTCTTTTTAAAATCTTCTATTTGCTCTAAGGTTTTTTCAGCTATGCCTTGCGAATCTCCATATTTATATACAGCATTTAAACCTTCCATTGAAATTTTTATAACGCTTTCTAAATATGAAACCCTTTCGTCAAGCTCTTCTATCTTTTTAAACATTATATCTTCCATTATTTTATCCACCCACCTTTTTTTAATATGTCTTGTATTTCTTCCTCACTAGCAACATCTTCGCTATTCTCTTCATAATATTGCTTTTGTTTTTTTATTTGTCTTTCAACTCTTGCGTCAGAATCATAACTACTTTCGTTAGCACCACTATAAGCTAACGACTTAGATGAAGCTAACCAATTATTACAAAATCTTTTAAAATCTTTTTTAGCTTTTGACCTGTTAGATAGAAGCCAAGCTCTAGCTTTTTCAAGTTCAGCTTTTATATCAGAAACATTAGGGTGTGCTCTCGCCCACATCTTTATTAAATCTTCAGGTACATTATCAAAAAACTTATTAACTCTATCTTCGTAAGGGTCAATCATTTTGCCTTTGTAGTTTATTCTACTATACTCTTTCAACATATAGTTAAACCACTTCTCAGCACTAACCCATTTCTCTTCTCCGTTTTGTCTAACTCTAATTTCGTGAAACATCATGTTCTTTTCTCCTTTATAATTTACTACGAGCTAACAGATAAAAAAAAGGGAGAGCATCCGACACTCTCCCCTTCTTCCTCCTCCAATTTAAAATGGAATTTCCTCTTTGTCAAACTCAGCGACACTTGAGGTGCTTGTGTTTGAAGAGTCTCCCTCCTTAACATAAGGTTTATCTAGTTTTACTTTTAAATACTTATCTCCTTTTTTAGAAGTATTTACCCAACAAGAAGCATCTTTCTCAACTCCTTCTACAAGGCACTTACCTCTGAAATGAGGATGTGCATCTTTTGTTTTATAACTGTTCTTGAATAAAACTATTTCATTATTCTTTAGCTCTATAGCCATTTTCTTTCTCCTTATTTATTTTTTTTAAACAACTCTCCAAACCCTAACTGCACTTGGTCGATTAGATTTTCCTGACAATGTTCTAATGGTAAATCTTTTTCCGTTAGCTCTTTTTGATTGCTTTGCATTTAAAGAATAAATATGTTTTCTTGCACTATCCATATTTATGTTTGGTGTTTCTCTAGTCATTACAAAGCTTTCTCCAACTTCCATGTAGTTCATAAACTCCATTCTAATTGAATAATCAACTCCTATATGCCTCCTAGAGTCAGGCAATGGAATGTTCTTGTCTATAGTTATTCCATTTAGTTCTACCGTTTCTACAACTGTTTGCATTTTCTTTCTCCTTATTTATTTTTTATATACCTAAGTCTTCATCACTAATAGGTTCTACTTTTTTATTCCTGTTCTTCGGCGATATTCTGTTAGCGTCATCATCAGGCTCTGTTGCTATTCCTAATATAGAAGCAAGCCCATATCTTCTTCCGTATGTGCAAGCACTACCAACGGCTTGTGCATTTGGATTTTCGCCTAGGGGTATTCTTACCTCAGTACGAATCCATTGACCCGAAGCATGCAACAATGTAGTAGTTACATAAAACCCGTCAGTTTTAACACAGAAATTATTACCCTGTGTAATTGCTAAATCATGTTTTACTAACAAAGGTCTTACCTCTATTAGTATATCGTTAATATCAGCATAATTAGAATTGAAAAAAGGATTAACATTGTTTTTCTTAACAGAGCAAGTTTCTGCTTGAAACTTAACTAAGCCTTTTGTTATCTCTGTTATGTCTTCTGATTTCCATTCGTTTGCTTTAATATTTTCGTATTCGCTCATTTGACCCCTTCCATTTTTTGTAGTTTTGATTTATAACTTTTTGTTCTTCTCGTAAGCTTAAAATCTTCATGGTTCATTAATTCCCAAACAATTTGCTTGTCTACTTCTCTCAATTCCCTGTATGCTTTTCGATTTAAAAATGCTAACAGGTCAAAAGGTATTTTTATAGTAAGCTCTGTCATTTCTTCTTTCATTTTTGCTCCTTCTTTTTTTTAAATCCAAATATATCATCAAAGATAGACAAAACTTCTTTTCTAGATACTTTTTGAATTTTTTTGTTCTTTTTATTTTTCATTACAGTCCTATCTTATTTAATCTTTTGTGAGCTTGATATTTAGTATCGTTATCTAAGTCATCAAAGTAGTCCATTAAGATATTATAAGCTTCTTGATATTTAAGTAGTTCCATCAGATGTTTATCTTTATCTACTATTTGCTTTACTTTAGCCATTATTTATCTCTCTTCTTTATTTATTTTATAAGTCATTTTAAATTGAATGTTTGGAAATAAGTCAATCATTCTACAGTTTAATATTTGAGCTAACATTTTAAGCCTTTCCCTAGTAGGAGTCCTACCCCCTGAAATCCATTGAGAAATCTCTGTATTATGACAACCAATCTTGTTAGCTATAAATTTGTTTTTTAAACCACTTTTTTGTATATACTGCTTTATATTATTAGACATTATGCTTCTCCTCCTCTTGAATTTTTAACATATTTTAAGATAGATGATACATCAAAATCTAATTCGTCTCCTTCATCAAGATTTACGTCTAAATCACTAGCCGTTTTCTTTATTACATACATAGATAAATCAAACCCTAGCTTTATACCTCTCATTAAGCTTGGGAGCTCGTCTAATGGCGTACTTTTAAAAGCTTCAGTAATTGATTTCTCTTTTTGTTTCAGTATTCTTGACGCAAACTTTTTTGATTTCTTCTCCAATTAAGACCTCCTTATATAATTCTTTTAACAACAAAGTAATATTAATACTTATAATAGATATAATGCAAGTTTTTTTTAATAAATATGTAAAATAATATTATTTCTGCTCTGTAAATAAATATAAGTTTTGTTTTTTATAAAATGTTTATTAAATTTATAACGTTACATGGTTCGGTTTAAATCCTTTTGCGTGTAATAATAGTATAAAGTGGTTACAAAAGGGGGTTGTATCAAAGCCACATAGTTAGAGCGAATATAATTAAACTAGATGCTACGAAGAATATTTCAGAAAGATAATTATACGAGGTAAATAAATAAAGCTTATTTATCTTATCCCAACTCAAGTATAAACTCAGGGTGCAAATGGGGTAGAGCTAGCCTGTTATTATAAATATAACGGGGGTAGAAGAGCTCTATCCTAATCTAAGTTAAAATCTAAGGTGCAAATAATATGTATAATATTATAATGCTTTTTATAATGCTTTTTAATAATGTAAAATATAAACTCTATTAATGATAAATTTTCTTTAGCCGAGAAAAACTTGACCATGTTAATTAATTACTCTTCATTCAACCCCACACACTCGATTATAGTAATTGGTTAGCATGGTTAGGTAATCATGCAGGTGAAAACCTGAAAAACTTACTGATAACATATATTATGTCTAATTTTGTAAAAAATATTGGGTAAAAAAAAAGCCCAACTGAATTTCTTCAATCGGGCTTTTTTATCATAGTGCTAACTATGTATTCTTGTTTCTATTTTCATTTCATGTTGGCTTACAAAAAAACTTCTAGGAGCTAAATTTTCAAATTGAAGAGTAAATTCTTCATATTTGTTCATTGAGCTAACAATAAGTTTTCGCAAATCGTTTTTAGGTAGGTTTGTTACATCTAATTTTAAGATATAATTTATTACAGATGTTATCGAACCAAAAGTTTCAACATCATGAACAAATTTATTATCTGTAAAATGCAATACGTAAATTGGAGCGTTAGCTAAATCTTTTCTCATTATGCTAAACCTCCTTTTGTGTCTTCTATGCCTATTTGAGCTAACGTAGTTTCAACAAATTTATCTACTAGCTCTTTAGCTCTACCTCTTATTAGCTCCTGATTTTCTCCTGACTCTATATAATCATGGAACTCTTTATCTTCAGCGTCAATGTTTTTCATTAAATCTAAAAGATAATCAATGCAAAGCTCGTAAGTTTCTTGTTTGCCTTCAATTAGACCGCTTATATTTTTATCAACAAAAGATTTGAATTTTTCCATAGCTGAGAATGTTAGAGCTGAATCTATTATTTCTCCTTTGGAATTTTTTACTTCATTATCTTTTTCATCTACAAAAGCTAACTCAGCTTCTTTACAATCACTACTAAAACGTATAGCATTGTTCTCTTTCATTAAATCGGGATATTTCACTCTAAGATTAGCAATAACGACTTCTCTGTGTGCGTTAGCTTTTTCTATAAGAGCATCAGATTTTTTTATAAGAACCATTGCTTTGCTTTGAATTTTTTCAGCTTCGTCTAGTAATTTTTTAGATTTCTCTTCTGCTATTTTAGCTTCTTTTGCTATAAAGCTTGTGTCTATTTTTTTCGTTTTCATTTTATTTCTCCTTAGTTTATCGTGCTTATATGGTTAGCACGTTTGCCCCGCTCCAATTTTTCATGCGGACTTGCGACCGCCAAAGGTTTATTAAGGCAAGGGCGGGAATAAACACCGCCCTAAGATTAATAGGTAAGATAAGAGGAATTAAGGAAGGTAGCCAATATTTTATTTATAAGGGTCAAGTTTAGAATTAGGAATATTTTTCCATATTTTCTTATTAGAGACTTTAAGATTAATAGGCGGTAAGCCTAAACCTTTATTAATAGCTCCATCATCACTAGCCCAAGTTTTAATCATTCTAACAATATTTTTATAATGATAATTTGGGTTATCGGAATGGTTAGCTGTTTCTAAAGAGTCTAATATTTTTTCAACATATCCATTTGTCAAATCAACAGAATATACAACAGCATGACGCTGAGGGTTAGCTTCTGCTCTCATTTGCAATATAGACAGGTCAGCTTTGTCAATAGGTATAAAGCTTTCAACTCCATGACAATCAGCAATACCAACGAATCTTTTAGTTTTTTCCATATTAGCACGCTCCTGTCTGATATGTTTTAAAGAATCTGTTAGCTTCATCTTTTCCGAAACGTTCTTCAACTACATTACAAATTAAGCCAATCATATTATGACCAAATGTTGTACCTTGAATTTCTAGACATTTTAATTCTAGCTCTTCAAGAGTAGCTGTTTTTATGTTTGTTCTCATTATTATTATCTCCTGTATTTATCGAGCGGAATTGCTCGAAATCTGTATTATAAAAATAGGAGGTCAGCGTATTTCTACGACGAGGAAATAGGATTAACCTCGCACTCTTGTCTAACCTCCTTCAATTTTCGGGAGCAAAAAATATAACGCTCCCAAAATGAAAATTAACGTTAGCTCTTATTATTAACTCCGCTTATATAATTCATAAATTTCATATATAAATTAAATAAGTCCTCGCCAAACATCATTAATAATAATGCCCCATGATATAAACAACCTATTATACCGACTGTAAACGCTAACGCTGTTATTGTGAAAACTATGACTTCAAATATCATTGTTTTTCTCTCCTATTTTATTTTCATTTATTAAGTTTTTTTTAAGTGGTCAGCGGGAGAATCGAACTCCCGCTTGCACCATGCTGACCTGCATATTAGCTTGTCAAATCTTTTATTACTTTACTAATATGTTGTACTTGCTCTGTTGCGTTTGTAGTATTACACCTTCCTATATTAAGATTAGAGCTAATAAGTTCGTTAAACTCTTCAGTAGGCTCACACGTCGAGCCGTAAGGCTGACCGTATAAGACTCTTCTAATTTGGAAAGCGTACTTTCTAAACATTCCCGATAACGCTGTCATACCTAAAGCTCTTAGGTCTAAAGCGTCCTCGAAAGCTTTTATTGTAACGCTAATTGACGACTCGCTTTTGCCCGCAATTATATCTAGGTTGTTTGGAACTCCTATTGTAAAGTCATCATAAACATTTTTTAAATAACTTTCACTTACGCAACTTTGACTGTTTGCTGTGCCTATGATTTCAACAGAATAACCTAAATTTTCTAGTATCTCTGTTGTGCAATAAGCTAACGCTGTATTTCTCGCAAAGTCCTCTAAGTCAGCGTCGCTGTTCATTCCAAAGTTTATAGCAATTCTAATAAACTCTTTTTTCTTATTGCGTTTAATCTCAGACCACATTTGAATATCATCAGACAAATACCTGTCAATATCCACCTCGTCGCCATCTTCCGCAAACCTTCTCTGCCTTCGGCATGCTTTAGAGTTAAAATTAAAGCCGTCTAAACCTTCAAGAGCTAGCTCCTCTCTTATCTCTTCTACCATATCAGCTAACTTATCTAAACAATCGCCGTTCTCTACGAGTTCATGCGTTTTTTGCTCGCCAACTCCGCCATAAGTCCAATTATCGCTAGAGTCTCCAAGTATTCCGCCGTTCTCTTCGTGAAAGTTAAGCATGTCATTAACAGTATTAAAATGTTTATTCATAATAATTCTGTCAAAGCTTCTAATTTCGCCATAAAATTTATTAGTGATTTTATAGTCGAAATCAGCTAAGCCGAATTTCTTTCTGCTTTTCATAATACATCTCCTATTTTATTTATCATTAAGTACATAATACAATTAGTTTTAAAGCTAACATGCTACGTCAAAGCTTGTATTTAGATTTTATGTTAGTAAGCCTTTTTATATCATGCTTAGGATATTTTTATTACTTTTTAGACTTAGGCTTAAATTCATTTACCAAAGCTTTGAAATCAATTTTTTTAACTTCTAGCTCCGACCATGAAACAACCAAGATTTCTGCCCATTTAGTAAAAGAACTACCGTAGCTTAAATGTCTGTTAGCTTTAGCAAACTGTCTAGTGCTAACGATTTTACCTAAGTTATTTTCTTTTACTCTTAATCTAAGCTCTTGTAAAAATTCGTAAGCTTCAATATGCTCGCCTACTAATTTTCTCTCTAAGCCTAAATCATACTCGAACGATATCATTGTGAACCTGTCTAAAGTAGCTTCGTCAATAGGGTTACGACCGTTATATTTTCTACTCGCACCTCTACCGAAAGTATTACCGCATGCAATGATAATACAATCTTTATGACGTTTAGCAACAACAGCATTTTTACGCTTTGGAACTGTAAAAATTCCGTTAGCCATTGCTGAATTTAACAGTACAGCACAGTTACTATCTATTGCGTCGAACTCGTCAAGCAAAATTACTCCGCCGTTCTCGTAAAGTCTTAAGAACTCCGTCTCGAAATATTCTCCGTTAGCTGACATGTAACCTTGAAATTGAGACTCGCTCATTCCCGCCGTGCATGAATAGCTAGCAAAGTCTACATTTAAAGCTTTAGAGACTTGCTCCGCAATAGTTGTCTTACCTGTTCCCGCTTCGCCTACTAGCATAACGTTTTTGTCAGCTTTGCAATAGAATAAAACATCTTCAAATTTCGGGTGAAAATGTTCGTTCTTACCAAAGCTAGATTTAACGCCATTAACATTAATATTAAGTTGACGTGTCGAATTAGCTAAATTAGTTAACTGTTCTAGCTCTTTTTTAGTATTCGACATAAAAGCTTTAAGTACGCCCTCTGACAAATCAACTTGAGATAATGCAATATTAACTGAATCTTTTATTTTCGCTAATTTCTGTTCGAAATCTATACTCGCATTAGAATTTAAACCGTCTATATTTAAGTCAGTTTTTAATGTTTGTAAATCAATAGAACCTTTAGTCGAAAATAATTCATAATCAACATTATTAACAGGAGATACAGAACCTGTAGGAACAGGAGGAGCTAACGAACCGTCTCCGTCTGTATCTATATCGCCGTCTGTATCTTCGGGCGTATCTACTAAATCTTCGTTATGAGGTTCAGTAGAATTATTGCTCGGGTCGTTATTGCTGTTTTTATTACTACCACTTACGCTAACAGAATACATCTGCCTTTTATCTGTATTAGATTTTATAAGCTCTTGTTCATAATCTAAATTATCTAAATCTAATTCTCTACGTCCTAAAATATTTAAACATTTAGGCTTGTTAAGATAAGATATAAACCTAGATATTGACTTAGTATTATGTTTATTTATAAGTGATATTTGACCGTTTTTGATGCCTTCGCTTATACTTTTACGAAGGTTTTTTAGTGTTTTGTTTTTCATTATATTTAGTTCCTATTTTTTATTATTGTTTATCATTGAATATTAGAACTTATATATAATATATAAGTAGCCGACAAGCTACGTCAAAGCTTTCAATGTTTTGTCGGTAAGCATAACCTAAATTATGCTCGTTTTTATAATGCGTATTTCAAGTATTTTTTATGATTTTATAAGTCGTTATCTTCTGTAAATAGCGTTGTATATATAAAGCCTACAACTACAAATATAAATATACATAACAATATAATTTCTTCTAAGCTTATAGCATCATTTATAATTTGAATTAAAGTCATGATTTTTCTCCTATTTTCTATTAAGTTTTTTTATTTCTTAGACTAGAATATTTAGAGCGGGAGCATATACTCCCGCCCATAATTCACAGTTTCGATAAGACCGCATTTTTTCAGCTAGCGACCTAGTCATCCTCAGTAAGATATTAGCCATTATTTATTCTTATAATTTCAAGTAATTCTTTAGTGCTTTTATATTGCATATTATAAGAAGGGCGTGCTTGTGTTTGTTGTTTGCTTGTTGATACGCTATATTTATCAGAATTTTCATACCATTTACCGTCGACATAAACGTACATTGGAAAATGATAACCGTAACTAAAAACACAATACATGTTACAGCCGTTATCAACAGCAAAAACATTATTAGCTTTAAATTCAACTTTATTTTCAACATATTCAGCACTATTTTTATTAGATATTCTTAACATTTTTTTCTCCTATTATTTAATTAAAACGCTATAAAATATAACGTTATGTTTTATTTATTTCTTAGACTGTGTAATAGGATAATTATTAATACTGTAAGCGGGGCAAAAAGCCCCGCCCACAGAAGGAACTTAATAATAAAATGAAAATAGTTTTTTAAGATTAATTTTCATTAATCTACTTGATTTATTCGAGTTAAGACATACATCAAATACCTTCTATAAAAGCCTAGTATTTTTTCTAGCGGTTTTTATGCTATCATTAATCCATAAAAACTTATCATATCCGTCTATTATCTTAATTTTCAGCTATCCCGAACATTATTTCGGCACGTTATTTTTATTTAATTTTTACTCTGACCGTCACAAAAAGCTGTTTTGTCGTCTGTAAAAGTGCAAAAACCAATTAAATATTTTATGTGGCTCTCTCGTCGGGTGGCTAACTGCTCCACCGTCGGCACGTCGCTGTTAAATCGTCGAGGGTAACTGTCTTGTCGTCGGGTTTCTCTTCGGCTCTCGTCATGAGAATGTTATCGCCACCGTCGGACTCACTCGATATTTCAAAAAGCAATTATCGTCATCTCGACGATAGGGCAATATATGAACGTTTATTTGATATATGCAAGCTTTTATTTGCAATTAGAGAGAGATATTTATGATTTATGGACGTGAAAACAGTTAAAAAAAATTTAGCCTTCGGCCAATAGATACATATATTTAATTTATTTGGTATTGCTTGTGTGCTAACATGCTTGTATTTGGCGTTAAATCATATCATAAATGAGCTTGTATACGGTTTGTATGTCTCGCTATTCATACGCAAGAAGTCTTGAAATATCGCTATTTACGGAGCTTACAGAGCTAACAAGCTGTTTGTCGTCGGGAGATATGCTGTTCTCCTCGGTATATTGCGAGCTAACAGCCCCCTTATCGACGGAGACAGTCAGAAATTGGCGGGGGGTAAGGCGTATAGCAATCTGTTGCTGTGGGGGGATAGCAATACTCATAAAATGTAATAAATAAGTTTAAATAATAGCTAAAACAAACAAAGTTTGAAAATAAGTTTTAAAGTTGTAAGTTATTGTATGAAATGTTGGTATTGTAAACATGAGTTAATATGGGGGTGCGATTTTACCTTTGAAGAGTATGGTTTAGAGGAAGAAGGAATTGTTAGCACACTAACTTGTTCTAATTGTGATAGTTATGTAGAGGTGTATAAAAAAAATGAGTAAAAGTTTAGTAAATAAATCAGACACATTAAAAGCATTAGCTATTGAGTATATGGCATTGCAACCTAATATTTCTAAGAAAGAGGTGTGCGAAAAATTAGATATTCCTACTAGAACTTTAACAGAGTGGTGTTCAGACCCTAATTTTGGTAGTGCCTTGTATAAAAGAGCTATGGTTGAATATGGATTAGAACTTCCTGCTATTTTAAAGGCTTTAACTAAAGAAGCTAAGGGTGGCAATGTTCAAGCTATTAGGACTGTTTTAGAGCATACAGGTAAGCTAGCTAAGAATAATGTTAATGTTATTGTTAGTCCTTGGGAAATGTTTATGAAAGACCAACTAGAAGGGTCAGAAAAAAAAGAAAAAGAAGTTAAGTTTGAAGAGGTTGTTAGCGAGGAAGTCATTGAAGTAGAACAAACAAACGCTAACAAGAAAGGTAGAATAAAAGAAGAAAAAGTTAAAACATTCCAAGAGATTCAAAAAGAAGTAGCTAAGACTAAAAGAAATTTAAAACAAAAAGAATGGTATATGTGGCGTAAAAGAGCTAAGGCTGTTGGTGTCGAACCATTAAAAAATAAAAGACCTACCCCTGTACAAAGAAAAGAGTGGGAACAAAGCATAGTAGATGCTGAGAATAAACTAAGCGACTCCCATTAAAGTAATTTCATCAACTCTAAGTTCATAACATAATTCAATATATATATCTTCGGGTATAATTATAGGGTTTTTATCTGTTGGTAGCGTTTCATTCACGATATTAAATTCTTGATGCACCTGATTTAAACATTTTAACTCCTTTTACTCTCAAAGCTCTTCTAACTAGCATTTTAAATTGATTTTTAATTTTTACTAGCTCTTTTCTATGTTTTTTACTAATAGGAGTTCCAATAAATGGTCTAGGAGGCACTTTTATGAACTTCATTGAAGGTTTTTCTTGTGATATTCCTCTAACGCCTTTTCCATGTATCCTGCTGTGCTTGTATCCTTTTGCTCTTTTCCTTAACATTGATATAAAACCATCATTCTGTATTAATCCATAAGCTAACATTTCTAATGTATCGTCTTTTTTCTTGTATTTTATACTATTATAAAGAGCTCCTGTTTGTTTTAAAGGAATGTTCTTTGCTATTTGCTTGCCTACTTTTTTGCTTTCCCATCCATAGCCTTTTTCTCTCATTTTTTTAGTAAAAGGCTTTAAAGCAGGTCTCATTTTGCCATCTATGTTGTCTTTTGTTATTTCTTCACTTTTTTTTGCTATTTTTGATAATGTTTTGTTAACTACCTTATTAATTCCTCTTTGAAGTTTTTTAAAGTCAAAATTCTTACGCATAGTTATTTTCATTGGCAAATGACTACCAAAAGAGCTTTTTTTATGCCAAGTTTTCATCTTTATCCTCTTCTGTTGTAGGAACTAATGGGTTAATCATAGATTCTAATTGCTCTTGCCTAGTCTCTTTATTGTTTTCTATGATTTTTTTAGCTTCGTTTAAAGATAAATCATTATTATACTCCATTAATAAGTCTATTTCATTAATTAAATGATGTTTTAGCCTGTGTTCGTCTAATAATATTTGGTCGCTAACTGTTTTTGGATATTCAGGCTCTTTAAAGTCTAATTTTAGCTTGTCAGGCAACGAAATATTGTTATAAGCAGCAATTTCTTTCTCAATATAGTAAATTTCATGCTCATACATACGCCAAAGCTCTAAATCGTCTTGATAATCTTCAAATCTCTCTAAATCTTTGATTTTTAAGGCAATGCCCGAAGGAGTTTCTCCTCCATCTTGTGCAAATTGCACATATAAGTGGTTATTTTGTGCTACTAAGTCTACTTGGAACTTTATATTCTCAATAACTGACTCAATGTTACCTGCGGGAGATACAATTCCAAAAGTTGCACCCTCAGGAAGGTCTATTATTTGGTCTGAACCTGCTCTTTCAATTCTTTTGTCAGAATCTACCCCTGTCATAAAAGGTTGTCCAAACATTTGAAACCTTAACCCTAATTGCATTTCTGTCATAGCAATATTGACTTGCTCATTACAATCTACAATGTCGTTAGCTCCGTCTACAAAAAATTCATCTATTTGTTCTTCTCTATGAGTAAAAACAAATGGTAAAATTCCATATCCATGTTCATATTCATCTAT